ACCCTCGTCGAGGCGCCACTGGTAGCCGGGGCTGGTCTCGAAATCCGCCAGCGCGGTCTTCTGCAGGCCCTTGGCGTTGGCGGCATCGACCCAGTACTGCCCGTAGTCGTTGCCGCGCTGCGTCAGCTCGCCGAGGCCGAGGAGCTGGGTGATCTTGCCCAAGGCCGCCGTGCCGGAGCCCGTCCATGGCGATGCCTGCGCGCGAGCTTTGCCGGCCTCCGTAATGTTCTGTTGATTGGCTTGGTTGGCGGCGCCCCACGCCATCTCGGCGCCCTGCTGGGCGCCTTGCTGTCCAATCATGCCGGCAAGAGTGGAGAAAATCGCCATCAGAGCGCCTTGCAAAACGTGTGTTCGGCAAGGGCGTAGCCTGCTCGTTTGTAAACCTGAGCAAGCGCCTCGTGACGGAGACCATGTTCCGCCACCATGCCGAAGAATTTTACGTTGCGCGCCTTGGCGGCGGATTCGAGCTGCGTAAGAAGCTCTGCGCCAGCACCTTTCCGGTGGGCTGGCTTAATATACAGCCAAAGCTCCTGACCAATAAAGACTTTTTTATTCCAATAAGCGGGCGAGGAAATCGCGCTGGCCATGCCAACCGCTTCTCCTCCCTTGTCGAGCACCAAGAGGATGCCGTTTTTCATCAATGCCGAGGCGGTTTCAGTGAACGAATCGCGACAGAACTTGGCGCGCGCCGCCCATCCCGCCTCTGCAAAAAACGCCTCGCCCATCTCAACGATGGCGGCCATATCGCGCGGTTCTGCGGGGCGAATCACAGGCTGCCCCCACTCGTAGAAGCTGTGATTCCAGTGCGGTTTCTGCTATAAATAAGCGGGCTGAAGAGTGCTGCAAACACATCTCCAGCCCTAACCATCGACCGCCACCAAGGAACGATCATATGGCTGAAGTCAGCATACGGCCTTTTAAGTGCCCGCGTCATTGGACGCTTTCCCAACGCATCGCGCACTACAGCAAAGCGCACCCAAGCGGTTGTGTGCTTTGGTGCGCCTCTACCAAGTTCGGCTACGGACAACTGAACTGGAAGGGCCGCCCACTGTTCGCGCATCGCCTTTCTTGGGAAGTCGCTAACGGTCCCATTCCCGCTGGAATGGAAGTCTGCCACCGCTGCGATGCTCCGCTCTGCGTGAACGTCTCCCACCTGTTTCTCGGCACCCACGCCGAGAACATGGCGGATGCTGCCCGCAAGGGACGCCAGATGAGCGGTGAGGCCCGCTCTGCCGTCTCGCAGCGCGGCGCCGATCAGTGGAACTCCAAGCTGACCGCCGACGAAGTAAGAGCAATCCGGGCCGCCCCAGGGCCATACAGCGCCATCGCGCGCCAGTACGGCGTGTCCAAGTCGAATATCGTGATGATTCGAACGGGAAAGTCTTGGAGACATCTTCACTAGATCACTTTCCATGCGCTGCCGTTGCCGATCGCCTGCACGATGCTGGCCCCGCCGCCGGCCAACGTGTTGCCGACCGTCACCACGCTCGAATCGCCGCAGATGACCGTGTGCCCAAGCGTCGGCGTCATCGGGACGATCTCGGCGTAGGTGTAGATCGTGCGCGGCAAGACGCCGCTTCCGATTCCCTGCAGGAAGCCGATCAGGGCGCGCGTGGCCGTGCCGTCCCTGTTGACGACGGCCGCCTTTGTGCTGAGCGGCGCGGTCATCGGCTGAGCGGCTTAATCTCGGTCCGCATGCCGTAGAAAGCAGCCTTGACCGGGTCACTGAGCGATATTTCGACGGTGCGCTGCCTGAAGGCCCCAAGCCGCCTCCACATGGCACGGATGAGGCGGACGCCCATGAGGCCAAGGCTTGCCCTGCGCTCATTGCTCCAAGTGCTGCCGCCGTCGTCTGTGTAGCGCATCATCAATTCGGGATCGGAACCCTGCCCGGTCGAGATACCGACGCCCAATTCGCACTCGATCTCGAAGTCCTGCATGATCGCGCGCCTGCCCTCGGCGAAGAACGGCAGGCCGACGATCACGCGGCGGATGGGGCTGCCAAGGTCGTCATAGGTGTCGAGATCCAGCTCCGCGACGTTGCCGGCCTGAAGTCCCACCAGCGTCTTGCCGAAGGCAGCGAAGATGCACTGCACGTCCCAAATCGCGGGGGTGAGCGACGTGCCGGTCTGTCGCTCGTGCCAGATCGGGATTCCCGCCACCGCAGAAGCCGCCGGATCGAAGCAGAACGTGCGATTTAGGCTGGGCAGGGTGAGCACGTAGAAATGATGACCGCCCTGAAAGTACGTCATCCCATAGGCGTCGCTCACGGTACCGGTCCGCAGGATTTCCTCGATGGCGTGCGTCGAGATGCGCGCCGGCTGGTAGCCCTCGGCCCTGTAGATGATGCGGTCGTTGCCCAGCCAAAAAACGGAGTTGTCCATCTTGGCGGGGCTGAGCGCCGCAGCACAGCCGCGTTCGAGAAGGGCGCCTGGCACCCGCTCCAGCGGAAACGGTGACGCGCCGGTATTGACCCACACCTCGACGGTGTCGGTGCCGAACAGCCAGCACTCGCGATGATCAACCAGAACGCCTATCAAGCCGTCCGGGCTGCTTTCCGCGCTAGCGAAGTCGAGGGCGTCGAAGGTCGAGAAGTCGAGAAGGCCGGAAAGGTAGAACTGGCCCGACCCATCGTTGCGCGTGCCCACCGCATAGCCGTCGATGTAGGAGATGCTGGAAAAGCCCTCGGCCGGGTAGCCCGCGGATATGACCTTGGTGATGGTCGTGCCCACGATCACAAACATATCCGGCACGACCAGCAGGCCGATCTGTGTCCCGTTGTTGATGAGCGTCGCCGCTCCGGTCGTCGGGATCAGGTCGCCGGCACACGGCGTCGCCATCATGTCCTCATCGACCCGGTACAGCGTGGCGCCGGACAGGATGTACGCATAGCCCTGCGCCTCAAGGCCTGCCCTGATCCGGTCGCCGCCGATGGTGCCCCATTCCTTTTGGCCCGGCGTGCCGTACAGAACGACCTTTGTGCGCGAGCCCTCGGGGGCCGCCTCGGCGTAGAGGTTCACCACGCGGGCCGCATTGACGGGGCGGCTGCGCTGCTGGGAGAAGCCTAGGGCGAGCGGGCCGCGCATCAATATGCCCCACGCCCTATGGACAAAAACAGGCCCAAATAGCAATATTCCGATATGGAAGAGCCCATCCCAGACATCGTCGCCCGGCTGCGCCAGACGTTCGACCTCGACAATACAGACCCCTTGGACGCCATCGAGGTGTACATGGACGAGCGAGAGGAAGCGGCGCAAGAAATCGAGCGGCTACGGAAGATCATCAGTAATCCCCCTGCGTAGTGGCGTTCTGATCGCGCGTTGCCTCTGCTGCCGCAGCGGTACCCGCTGCTGCCCCGGCGATGCCGTACATGGGGATTTCGCCGCGAACCATGCGCTTTACTACTTCGGCGGGTGACAGTCCCGTTAGTCGACTCGTCCGCTCAATACTCTCGTTGATGTTGGTGATCATGGGCGTGGCGTTGTAGCCAGCCTTCCCCCTCGCCTGTTCCTTCATATCCTTCGCGCCGGCCCACCCGACTTCCTGAAAAAAGCGCGGGTCCACGCCTCGCTCTCTAGCAATAGTACTGAGCGCATTTTCAAAATGCCCGTAGGTTCCCGGCGGCGGAACCGTCATTTTCGGATCGAAAAGACCAGACATCTGCTCGTCTATGGTCGCGCCTTTGGTGTCGCCTAAGAAATTGCGGGAAAAGTTGTACCGCTTGGGGTTTTCCGGCGTGACGCCCTGGTCCTTCATCACCATTTTGTCGAACTGCTTCATGTTGCCGCCCGCGTAGCGCCCGCCGATTGGGAATGGGTATTCATACGAATTAGCGGGAATGCTGTTCCCGCCGGCCTTCAGGTAGTTGCCGTAATGCGCCATCAAGAAATTAGAGGTGGGGTCTGCGCCGCCTGTCGTTGCCGACATGGCGTCGGCGAACCGTTCTTTGAACGCCAGCCGCCCTGCCTTCGGGCCGTACTCTTTGATGTACTCGGCCTCCAATTGGCCCATCTGGTACCAGTTGCCGGAGTCCTTTACTTGGAGCATTCCACGGTCGTAGGCATCGTTCAGACCCTTTACCGCAGCGGGATTATTGGCGATGGCGTCGTACTTGGCCCGCGTCCCCTCCTGCGCCATACGGACATCAGCCGTCTCGACCCTCGCGGGGTATTTGCTGACATCTGCGTCAAACCGCTTTTCCGGGGGGAAATATGGCGTGTAGTTGCCGGCTTCGATGTCCTTCTGGACAGCCGAGCGAGATTTCTGAAAGTCTAACGCCTCTGTAGAAAGACTCTTTTGCAAGAAATCCTTTTTCTTATTTGGGTCATGTGCGAGGACGGGCGGGGCTATCTCCGGGTAACGATCCGCCGCCCACGGGTACTTGCCTAGAGGCGTTAGCGGGTTCGTGCCCTTCGTGATAAGTGCGGAACTTGGCACGGCCTCAACCACCGCCTTGTTCGCAACATTGAGCGCGGTTGCGCCCTTACCGGCGAGCCGCGTGCCCGGCACAACACCAGCCGCAGCCGCCAGCATGGTGGCAACGCCGCCCGCCGCGTCCCAGCCCCGCCCCTGCATCAGAGCGTTCATTGTCTCGCCGCTCGCGTCTACGGCGTCACGCACCGCCGCGCCCGGCGTTAGTTCAGCCACAGCAGCAGGGACGCTGGAATATGCCCGCCGCGCTTCCGGGGGAAGCATTCGCCACGCCAGCACAAGCGGGTTCGTCTCGGTATTCGCCGCAGCGTCAACCGCCCTGCCTAGCCAATTTCGGGGCTTGGGGTCGGCCATCAGCCGTTGGAAAAGTTAAAGCGGCCGTACTGCCGGCGGCGAAGGGCCATTTCCGGGGCACTTGTGATCGGCACGTAGTAGAACGCTTGAAGCGCCATCTTGGCCTTGTGGATCGCGTCGCGGTCGTCGTCGCTGAGTGGCACGCCGTAAGCGCCCGCAATCTCGCGCTGCAGCATCAGGCCGACGTTGCGAAGCTGTCCGTCCGGCACGTTGACGGTGGTGTCGAGGCTCGCGAGGTCGGTGTGCGCGTAGCGGATGCCCTCCGACTCGAAACCCGCCAACAGGTCGTTGAGCTTCCTGAAGCCGTAGTTGCCCTGCGTGTCGGTCATGGATTCCTGATCGGCCACGACGCCCAAATCCTGCAGGGCCTCGGAAATCAGCGTGCGTGCGGTCTTAATGGACATCACGAACTCCTGAGTGCAGGGCGGATATGCAGACGACCAGACACCACGACGACGTTGTTGGACGTGACGGCCTGGTGCAGGAAATCTCCCGCAAGATTGATTGTGTCGGCGTTCGTGAGCGCGACCGTGAAGGAACCAGCGGACGCTGAAACCGTGGTGCCCGTCACCGAGAAAACCGGCGTGTCTCTGTTCGGATCCCACGGCGCGCGGCCCACCCGCCACGAGACAGTGAGCCCCGACAGGCTCTGCACCGCGTTGTTGGGATCGCGGGCGTAGAGCGTGAAGGTGCGCGTCTCGCCGGCCATCATGTCGAGGTTTTGCACATTCACGCGGCGACCCTCGGCCGACCGGGCTTGCGCTTCACGAGATCGGCCACCGTCTCGGCACCGATGGCGTGAGCCGCTTCAACGAACGTCGGCGCCATGTCAGGCGAGTCGTTCCAGCCCTCCGGTACATCCGCGGCCGACTGAAACACCCGGCGCTGCCCATTCGGGCCGTAACGCCACGAGGGCCACGCCTGATGCACATAAGCCGCCGTTGCGATTGGCGACTTCACGTCCTCGCGGGCGCGCACCGCGTCCATGGCCGAAAAAACCGCTGTAACGATGGCCTCGGCCGACATCTTGGTGCGGCTGATCTTGTCGAAAGCGAAAATGCCGGCCTCAACCATAGCAACGCTGATTTTCATTATGTTACCTTTTGCAAGACGAGGCGCAGCGATACGTTGTCATCCTCGTTGGACATGATGCGGAAATCGCCCCGCCAAACGTGACGGTAGTCAGTGCAAGAGGTTGTGCCGACCTGCGCGTAATG